CGAGCCCCCCGTTTTCTTCACCATAATATTGTTTCCCTTCGCTTTCCGCTTCGCATTTGGGTCATATTCGTCGCCTTCATCATCATCCGTCAGATTCTTCGACAATTCCCAGAACTCCTTCGACCCCAACTTGTAATCCGGTCTATCTTCGGCCTTGTACCAAAAAATCTGGTCGGTTATTTTGTTCGACTTGGCATTGTTGTTCAAAACCAACGCGCCATAATTCTCGGTCGTCTGGTCCATTACCGAACAAAACGACTCCAACGTGGGGAACATCGACGCGAAGTTCTCCCAAATCTTCTTGCGATTTGCTAAATAGTTCTCGCGCAATATGAAAACGTAGTCGATATTCGTGCGGAGATTCGGCGGAATACCGAGAGGGTATTGCATAGTGATGATTAACATCACCTTCCAGTGTCTGCCGTTCATGAACAAAGCGCGCATCAATTTATCCCTCGCCCACGTGTTGTCATAGAGGCAATCATCGAGGATCACAAAGGTGCGCGGGTCGATGGAGCATTTCTTGTAGGTCTCCAGCTCCTGGTTACACTGCTTCATCACCGCGCGTTGGCGACGTAGCACATTCTCGATAAGGACCGTGTTGTATTCTTCGTGAATAAAGAGTTTCGGCACGAGTTTCCCGTAAAAACCGTTACCGGCTTCTGTGCCGGATATGACTGTACCAATGGGAATGTCTTGATGGAAGTAGAGCAAATCTTTGACCAAAAAGGTTTTACCAGTATCACGACGCCCAATCAGGACAATCACGGGACCCTTGTTTTCTTTCGGGTCGAACGTAATCGACCTCATATCAAACTTCCGTAATTCAAGAGTCATTTAGAAGAAATTGAAATATAGGATTGTTTCATATATTTAAATCGCGTGTGTAACGCCGGGGTTTCCCTAAACCCGATGTATAGAGGCACAACTCTATGCGTTGTTTACGAATATAAATATTGGTTGATTTAGGTATATCATTAGACCCAATGAATCCATTCAAATTGAATTACCAGAAGGTGCGGATACCCAACTTGGAAACGATGGCCCAGCAATGGAGCGAACAAGAAGACAATGACCAGACATCATACGATTACAATCCGTTTCGCATAACCGGGCTCCAATCGTATAATCCGCTATACAATCTGTTTTTCAATATGGACTCGACCAATTGCCAGAAAATCACGCTAAATCACAAAAATATTGTCACCAGCTTGGAAACAGTTATGGAGGGCGCCAAGGCACAAGAGTCAGCAAAAATATTTGTAAAGTCTTCGCCTCTCTTGGACCCTCTCCATTTTCTTCGCGGCAAATACGATTTGGAAAACCCGCTAATACGCCAACTCCCCACGCTGGATTCCACCAAGGACACATGTTTCCCTAAAATACTTGATGCCAATAACTCCGCCTATGTCGACGGATTCTTCTCATATTTGACCTCTATGATGCATGAGAACCACGGATGGATTCACGGGGTTCAATACTATGGTTCTTTTTTGGGAATCCAGTCGCGGTTCCGATACAATGTTGCGGACGATATTGACTTCTTGGAAGATTCCGAATACTTTTCGAAGAACATATCCAAGTATTTTGACCTGGATGATGAAGCATTTGCGCTTTTCAACCAAAAGTCGGGACCGGGCTCGCGCCGAAACCGCGACAAACTGATGATTGTGGAAGACGAGACGATTGACCTTGGAATCGAGGAAATAGATGATATGGGCGTTGTATCAAATGACACCCATGTGTCCTCCACCAATGTAGATATACCGGTGACTAATGAAGACACAAATGAATTGTTGGATATCGGCGCAGAAACCGAATACATAGCAGAGACACGCGAGCGCTTACCCTCTGACTCATCCGACGACAGTTCGATATCCAATTCAGAAAGCGATAATGACGATGACGACACAAAAAAATGCGACGAATGCGGGTGTGAAGTAGTATCCGTAAAATACCTTACAGAAGTTGATGGGAAATCCTATTGCGGCGGCTGTAAGCCATCGGCTGAAGGCGAAGACGACGACGATTCATCCGATTATACCGATTACAGCGGCGACGACGACGAAAAGATGTTTGCCTATTTACACGACTTCCCCGTCCAGCTCATATTCCAAGAGAGGTGCGAAGGAACCTTCGATGAACTCCTCGTATCGCGCGCCTTGTCGCCAAAACAGACGACCGCCGCGTTGTTCCAAATCCTGGTTGTTCTCGCGACTTACCAAAAGATGTTCAGTTTCACCCACAACGACCTCCACACAAACAACATCATGTGGGTAAAAACCGACCTAGAACACATCCAGTATTTGTTCGAAGGTCAATATTACCGCGTGCCGACCTATGGCCGCATCTTCAAGCTCATCGACTTTGGCCGCGCCATTTACCAATTCAATGGTCGCCGATTCTGTAGCGACAGTTTCTCCGAAAACGGCGACGCCAATTCGCAGTACAATTGCGAGCCATATTTCAATCCCAAGAAACCCGTAATTGATCCGAACCCAAGTTTCGATGTTTCGCGGCTTGGTTGCTCCCTCTATGACTTCACCATGGAGACCGATTCCACTGAACTGAAGAACCTCATCGACGAATGGTGCGAAGACGATTACGGCAAGAATATCCTCTATAAATCCAGTGGTGAAGAGAGGTATCCCGGATTCAAATTGTACAAGATGATTGCGCGAATTGTGAATAACCTGGTGCCGAAAGACATTCTGAAAAAACCCATTTTCGCGAAATACCGCGTTGCCAAGGCGCAGAAGGACACGTTAATCAACATCGATGAGATGCCCGTGTACATACACAATTCCGCCTAAACCATATAGAGGTATTCGCCGAAAATACACAACCAATGGAACATATTGATAAAATCATTTATATCAATATGGATGCCCGCACAGACCGTCGCGCCGAGATTGAAGCGGACTTTGCGCGGGTTGGCATTGACCCCGACAAAATCATACGATTTCCCGCATCCAGCTACAATGGCTGTCCCAACACGGGTTGTCTCATGAGCCACGCCAACGCACTACACCTGGCCTATGAAATGGGATACCAGAATGCCCTCATCTTGGAGGACGATTTCCGCTTCATCGCGGATGTCTACAAAATCCACGCCGACTTGGTCGCGTTTTTCAATATGCAGTTGCCCTGGGATGTCATGATGCTGACCACATGTTCGCCAGTAGTAATGCCCGAACATGTAGGGGACTTGGTCTCGCGTATTTCATCGTCTACTAACGGCGCCGGCTATTTAGTGAATCGCCCCATGATGCCCGTGTTGATGGAATTGTTCGATAATAATGTCGAGAACCTCTATCATACCAGGGCGCATTGGATATACCAGAACGATATTTTGTGGAAGTCGCTGATGCCCGTGAAACAATGGTATATGTTCAATCACTATTTGGGATACCAAGTCGCCGGATACAGCGACCTTTCGCAAGACCAGAAAATCGCGATTTTGCCGCAAGTCATAGAGGCGGCCAACATTCGATAAATCGTGCGCGAAGAATAAAGTCAATAATATTATAACAATGCCACGCAAGGAAACTGTTATAATATGCCCACCGCATGACACCACTCCTCTATTACAAGCCCAATATGACAACATGATTGACGTATTGGTAAAGCACGACATTCGTATTGTAACGGTGAAAGACAAATCCGGCTCTTCCGATTCCGTCTTTATCCAGGACCCCTACATTGAAACCCCGACCCATATTGTGGTGGGCAAGTTTCGCAACCCGACGCGGATTAAAGAAACCAACAATAATATAATTCGGTCTTCGAAACCCGTCCGCAAAGTGGAGCGCGGGTTCTTGGAAGGCGGCGACTACCTTTATCATCGCGGCATATCATTTGTCATGGCCGGACCGAGGACCAGCCGACTAGCAATCCGCGATTTGATGGTTGCCGACGCATTTGGAACCCATAAAGTGGCGCGAATCACATCGACTGACTCCAAAATAATCCACTTGGACCTCATGTTGGGATTCATCGATGATGTAGCGGTCATCTGGTCGGGCGCCAAAATGTTTATCGTCGATGTGTATGAGAGGGGAGGAAACAAGATTGCCTCTCTTCCACTTGTCGACTATTTGGAACATCTGGGGTACCGCATTTTCGAAATAACGGACGATGAACAGCGCGATTTTGTGTGTAATTTTGTGTGTTTTGACAAGTTTGTGCTTGCGACCGAAGGGAGCGGTCATCTTCTACGAGAGGCAACAAAGAAACCCGTGATTTGCGTCCCGCTCAGCGAACTCGGTAAAATGGGCGGCGGGGTCCATTGCGCTGTGAAACAGAAGCTCGATGCTTAGATGTATGCCGAGCGTATTGTTTACGCGTCTTTTTGCGACCACCCGGCGTTTGAGAATCATGTTTATCAACCCCTTTTTTTTCAAATGGATTACAACAAATTGGATAATAATATTCGATTCGAAATGGATACATGTGTGAGAATATGGATTCAACGCTTAACTCATCCTTCGACGTTAGATTATTACTATATTTCAAGTTTGATAAATTGAACTTTAACCCCAAGGCATTGTTCAATTTACGAATAAGCCAAATAGGAAATCCAGATTCATTTATTGTGTGGCCCGTCGTATATAATAAATCATTCGCATGTGATTTCTCAAATGCGAATACGTTAGAATTGGTAGCACTTTTATTGAGTGTCATCATTTGCCGGATTTCTTCGAGCATAGTGTATATTGCTTCTGATAATCCCGGGTCATCAACGTATATTTTTGGTTCAAATAAAACATTTGACATTAAGCTGTCGCATGAATAAAACCCTTGCTTAGTCATTTTGCGTTTATCTTCATCTGAACCCAATGGATAATATGTTAAAGCTTCTGTTTTGGAAAGTATGGCACCTTCTTTACAATCGTTTTCTTTTTTGTCATACACGCGTTTTGTTCGTTTTAAAAACCCAATGGCGCCTTTAACTATCATTTTGCGATACTCTTCTTCCGTAACCCCCTTTTTGCCCATATCCATTTTAAACTGTGCCCAATCGGTTGAATCGGTTTCATCTGAAAACCACCACATTAAAACATCTTCAACCCTTTTTATGTCATTTTTAGGGTCGTCAAGCATTCCATCCAGTGTTGTTATATCCGCTTCTAATTGACTCGTCTTTTTATGATAGTAAGGAACACATTTACTATATTCTTCACCAATCTTTTCGCGAATTGCGTGTTTGGCACTACGAGATAAAGGTTTCTTAGAATCTTTTTGGCGCATCAATAAATCATGAATATAAGGGATTTGTGGTATAAGAGAAATTTTATTATCTGGAGTAGCTTGTACAAAGCATTCAGGCATTGCTTTTGGGTTAATAGATATTTTTCCTCCGGGTTCATTGTCAATCAGACTACCGCCATGCCCATAGCCCAATGCGTCAAACTTAATGATGTCATAAATCGATATAACGCGACCTTTTTGATGCGCATAAACAAATAACATATAGGTGATTATAATTGTGAGTACATAATCAATTGCTTTATCGGGTCCTTGTTTTTTTAATATTTTTCCAAAGTTTAAAAGTGAATACCCGGAATTTACAAAATCTTCATATGGACTCGAAAATCGGTTTATACCTTCTTCATGGTTTTTGTACAAAAATCGGATTTCTGTATCATTTGTTGCTTGTATTAGTAGGGCCCAATTTCCAATAGAGAAAACTATTTCGGGAAGTTGTATAGATTCCTTCTTCTCAGGTTTAGAATCGGTTGATTTGGGTGGTGATGATTCTTCTTTGACTCGCTTAGAGATTGAATCTTTTTTGGGACTCGGTGAACGTTGTCGTTTTTCACTCATTGACCCAAATGTTGGTATACAATATTATAACAACATTAAACCGATGAACATTTACACCATTGCGCATTTCAAATGCGCAATCTGCACCACCTTGCTCTTCCCTTCGGGAAACCGCCGACAAAGTCGGCGTTTTGATTGTGCAAAGGTGTAAAACGGCACGCAAAGCGTGCCTTATTAAATGGTTATCGGTCACGAACCTAGAAGAAAAAACGGCACAAAGTGCCGTTTTAATTCTTCGACTGTTTAAACCGAATGACAAAGCTCTAAAACTCCGCATTGAAATCAAACACATCCCCCGCAACTTCCTTGTTTGCCATCGCATATTCACTGTTCATTCGTTCAAAGAAATTGACCTTGCTATCGACACTAATCAACTCCATGAAATCCAGCGGATTCGGAACTCCATAAATCTTCGGCACGCCCAATTGGACGCACAGGCGGTCACCCACAAACTCCACATATTGCGACATCAACTTCATATTCATGCCAATCATTCGGCAAGGCAGCGCGACCGTGATAAACTCCTTCTCGATTTCGACCGCCTCTCTCACAATGTTTTGCGCAAGAATCTTGTCCGGTTTCTCCAGCAACTTGCCATAAAGCATAATCGCAAACTCCGTATGTAATGCCTCGTCGCGACTAATAAACTCATTCGACAATGTGAGCCCCGGCATTAAACCGCGCTTCTTAATCCAATAAATCGCGGCAAAACTGCTGCTGAAAAAGATGCCCTCGACGCACGCAAACGCCACCAAACGCGTGGCAAATGTTTGGTCGCCCGATATCCATTTGCGCGCCCAATCCGCCTTTTTCTGAATACATGGGACGGTTTTAATCGCCGAAAACATTCGCCCTCGGGTCTCGCGGTCCTTGATATAGGTGTCAATCAACAAACTGTACATCTCGGAATGAATGTTTTCCATGGCAATTTGGAATCCGTAGAATGCCCGCGCCTCGGCCAGTTGGACGTCTGCCATGAACCGCGTCGCCAGATTCTCCATCACAATTCCGTCGCTCGCCGCGAAAAACGCCAGCACCATTGAAATGAAATATTGCTCGTCCTCGTTCAATCGGCTCCAGTCTCCCAGGTCCTTCGACAAATCGACCTCCTCCGCACGCCAAAAACAATCGACCTGTTTCTTGTACATTTTCCAGATATCCTCATCTCGCACTGGAAACATCACATAACGGGCCTCGTCTTCGTGTAAAAGGTAGTCAATTGGTGTCGCGTCGTCATTCATCCTAAATAATATACTTGGTAGATTTTATGCCCTTATCGGAAAATCACTTTGGCTCGAGTTCCTTGGAAAAATGCGGGATTTTAAACGCACCTTACGACAGCCCAAAACATCGTTTGGAACCCCATAAATTATTCGCCAAAATATCTAAATGAGTCAAATGGATTTAGACCAAAAAACCATATATAAAATGGCATTCATATACAATTCACTCGAGCAGGGCTGGTGTGTCAAAAAACGCGACGGCAAATACATATTTCAAAAGTCGCATAATGGAAAACGCGAAATCTTCCAAGACGATTATTTAGAGAAGTTTATCACGGAGAATTCGTCGATGGACAACCGGAGGTAGTCGCAAATAAACGGACAACCTCTAGTTTATCACGATTTTCGCCCGCAATAATACGCTCCATTTGTCGTGCGATTTCGTCTTCCAATAGAGGCAATCGCATATATAGCATCGGGTTCACGGTATCACCAGTTTGGTTCACATATTTGTTGGGATTGAATGCGATCAGTATCACTTTATACGGCGTCGCACCATCTTCATTCAATATGATATTGGGATCCGTGGATACACACAGCACCGTATCCGCGATGACAATACGACAGTCGATGCGCACTCCGGCAACATAAATGGGCGATTCGTGTTGAAATCCATCAAACCGGGAAGCCACAAATTGGTATGTCGCTTGTTGCTTTGAGCGATACACCGTCTGAAATGTGAGAGGGTCTTCTGGAAAGAGCGTTACATAACATGAGGCGCAATAACCACGGAACCTGGGACTCGACGGCTGTTCTTGGCACTTTGAAACAATACATGTTGATACACTGGTATTGTTGTGTCTTGACGTCGCCGTCATATTTTTCATATTGGGGTCCTTGTGTTCGGCGCAAAAATGGGGACATCCTTGTTCCACGCCATAAAGAGGTCGATTTCGACACCCCACATGTTTACAAATGCGCGGCATCTCTAAATAATGTCCCGACAATAAAAAGCGGGGGCACAACGACCCAATATCGTTGATGTTTGTCGTCGAATATATCGCATATAATGGCATCTAGAGTAATGTAGGGCAATTACATTTTTTGCTCCAAATCCCGCTTTAAACAATCGCGTCTTTTGCGCGATTATTTAGGAAAAAATATGTTTTCGAAGTATATATAAAAAATGGGAGGAGCACTCATGCAATTAGTAGCCTACGGCGCACAAGACGTTTTCCTTACAGGAAACCCCGAGATCACCTTCTGGAAGGTATCTTACAGAAGACACACCAACTTCGCTATGGAGTCAATCGAGCAGACTTTCAACGGTCAAGCCGACTTTGGCCGCAGGGTTTCCTGCACCATCTCCAGAAACGGCGATTTGGCTTACAGAACCTATGTCCAGGTCACCTTGCCCGAGATTAACCAGTCTATGGGCGCCTCCGGCACTGGCCCTGTCTATGCCCGTTGGTTGGACTACCCCGGCGAGCAGCTCATTGCCCTCGTTGAGGTCGAGATCGGCGGCCAGAGAATTGACCGTCAATATGGTGACTGGATGCACATCTGGAATCAGCTTACCCTCTCTTCTGAGCAGCAGGCTGGTTACTACAAGATGATCGGACACACCACCCAGTTGACCTACTTGTGCGACCCCGCATTTGCTGACATCAACGGACCCTGCGCTTCCACTGGAGGCCCCAGCCAGGTTTGCGCTCCCCGCAAGGCTCTCCCTGAGACCACCTTGTACGTCCCCCTCCTCTTCTGGTTCTGCAGAAACCCCGGTCTTGCTTTGCCTTTGGTCGCTCTCCAGTACCACGAGGTCAAGATTAACATCGACTTCAGACCCATTGGCGAGTGCTTGTGGGCTGTCAAGTCTTTGTCTAACACCGAAGGTGCTTCTCAGGCCGTCACCACTGCCTACCAGCAGTCCCTTGTTGCCGCCTCTATCTATGTTGACTTCATCTTCTTAG